TAAGTTAAAGTTAAATGTTCCTGACGTTGCCATATTAAACTATTTCTTTTTGCCGTGAGTATGATGTGTTTCACTCATGAAGAATCCTGCAACACCTGCTGCACCACAGGCAAGCATAACTATATTCTGCCATAACTCGACAGGTACAGTAATACCAACCATAGCAAGAACACCTGCTAATGCAGCATAGGAAGAAGGTTCTTTAAATCTACTTACAATATGATTCATTTTGTTCTCCTTTTGCCTTTTGTTTTTAACGTACTACCTTTACTCTTCTGTATACCTGCACCATGCTTTCTAGTCCAGTTCTTGGCTATATTAGGATGGTTAGCATACATATAAGATCTTTGAGCTTTTGATTTAAATGGCATTATTATTTGTATCCTTTACCATAACCTTTTGTAGCAGCACCTACACCTTTAGGTTTTCTAATTGGCCGAGGATTCATTATTTGTTTACTTCCTTTTAACGGACCTCCACCTGCTTTTTTAGTTTGTGTTTGCTTTACAGCTTTTTTCAACTGAGTTAATACAGTACTGGCAGCTTGTGCTTCTCCTTTTTTTATTAATGCATTAGCTTCTTTTGTAGGAAGTGGTCTAGCTGTACGTGATCCTGATGGAACTACAACTTTTATTCCGGGCTTTTTTAACTTTTGTATAGCTGCATCTAAATCTTTCATAACCTGTGCAGGTGTTTTTCCTTTACCCTGTCGTAAAAGAAGCTCACCCTCTTTATGATCATGTTTAGATAAAGCTCTTTTTCCACCCTTAATAATGTACATCCCTACCATAGTAATCTCCTATCTTTTTGTATATCTAGCAGCACCCCAACCTTTGGGTTTCTTGATAATGCCACCTCTTTTTCTATTAACAATCTTACGTCCCTTTTTAAACGAGTCTACTAATTTTCGTTTAGGAAGTACTCTTCTATCTCTATCTAATGGATCAACTGGTTTAGGACTTCCTGCTTTTTTCCATGCTGCTACATCAGCTACAGTTTCTCCAGCTTTATTCTTCTTTGTAAATCCAGTATCAATAGCATCAAATTTATCAGCTATATCATTTTGTATTTTAGCTGCTTTTTTACTTGCCTCATATTGTCCTTTAAGTCGTTTAGCTTTTTGTAATTGTGTTTGATATACATTTATAGCTATTTGTCTTGCTTCTCTTTGTGGAGCTTCTTTTGCCCATCTTTCTGCCATTGCAGGATTACGTAAATCTATTTGACCTCTTTCCATAGCTATATCTAAATTTGATTTAGACATATCAGGTTTTACTGGAGTTCTAATATCTGGCTCAGAAATAGATATTCTAGGTCTACCTATAGTTCGTTGTGGTCTAGTATATGGATCAAATTCCATTAAGCCGGGAGTTTTCTCATTTATTTCTGCTTGTAGTTTTACTTTATCTTGCATGTATTTTTTAAATTTAGGAGTTTCTCTTAGCTCTTCCCATGCTAATTCTCTTGCTTCTGCATAGTCATCTACTCTACTAAGCTCTCTTATACGAGATGGTTCTCCCCCTCTAGGTGGAGTATAAGGTGAAGGCATATCATCAGCTATATCTTTTACGAATACTTCAACTTCATCTCTAAAAGAATCTCGTTTCTTTCTTAAATTAGTAGCCTTTCTTCTTAAACTTGCTACAACTTTAGGATCATAAGAAGGAGGTCTACCAGCTTCTCCCACACTTTCTCGTACACTTGGAGCACCATAGGAAATATTTTCTGCTGGATCTTTTAATCCTTTTTCTAAATCAATAGCAGCTCTTTTACCATATCCTCTTTGTCTACCCCAACCCTGAAATGCAGCTTCTTCACCAGTTATATTAGGAGGTTCTTGAATTGAAGGTTGTATTCCTCTTTTAACTCGTTCTGGATCACCATACCTTTGCTGAATATTTGCCATCTGCTCTATGTCTAGATCTGCTGTTTGTAAATCAGGTTCCATGCCTGTAATTGATGGATCACCTTCATCTATGTGAGCTAATCCTCGACCTCTCATTGCTTGATGAGCAGCAGTTGCTGAACCAGCTAGAGTTGGTATTTTAATTCCTTCTTCTACATATAATGGTAAATTTAATTTATTTAGTTTTTCTTTTATAATTGCTTCTCGTGCTCTAAGTTCTACTAACTCATCTGCATCTTCTATTGGATCTAGATTACGTTTTAATTCTCTAATTTGTTCTAAATTATAACCATATTGATCTCTAACATCGGAACTTCTTGATGGGGTTTGTCTTGTATATATATCAATAGATGGATGGAGAGTTCCCTCATCTATTTGTTCTACAACTTCTTGTCGTAAATCCATAGCTTCTTTAGGTGTTAAAGAACTGTCGTCATTATACCCCATTTTTCTAAGTTTCTGCTGGTATACCTCATCATGTCCTTCTGACCAAGGTAATTCAGATGGAATAGGATTTCCATACATATCTACTCCTGTTCCTATTTCAGATGGATCGTCCTCTACAAGTCTACCCCAACTTCGTTCTAATTCAGTTTTTGGCTCATATCTTTCTGAGAATCGTGCTCCACTTACTTTTCTTTGTGTATCAGATGGAAGTAATTTTCCAGCTTCTCCTTGTTCCTTTATTAATTGAGCTACTTCTTCTTGTTGTTGCTTTGTTAAAGTATATTCTTTTGTAGAAGGTCTTTTAGGAGAAATATCACTATGATATTTAGGAGACTGTAATCGTTTAATTTGATCTTCAACAGATGCACGAGCTTCTTCTTGAGCACTCCTAAATTGTTCAGGAGTAGGAGGTATACGATTACTTTGTTGAAGATTTCTAATTCTTTCTTCTTCCTCGAATACTTTTCTTTTTGCTGTATCACTTAGTTGATCATATCTTTGATCACGATATGTACCTAATCTAGTTCGTGCCATAGCTCTAGGTCGAGTTAATTCTTCAGGAAATGGTGGTAAGCCAGCTTCTGCCCATGTTTTAGGATTAACATATCCTTGTCTAATATATTCTTTATATACTGTATCATTTGTAAGACGTTCTATAAAAGAATCTAAATTAGCTTTAGCTTTTCCTGTTTTTTTAAGATCTAAAGTTTCTTCTCCTGCTTGCTGTAAATTATATAATTCACCTCTTTCTGAAGGTGTAAGATCTTCTACAGCAGAAACAGGATCAAGACCTAATTCTTTTTCTCTTCTTCTGGCTGCTCGTTGCTGCCGTTTTCTATTTGGAGTGAGATATTCTTCTTGATATAATTGTTTAAGTTCTGGATCATCTGATTCTACTACAAGTTTTCTAAACTCTTCTGCTTCTCTTTTTTGATCAGATCTTAAACCTGTTGTTAATCCCGGTGCTCCTTTGGCAGTCCACTCATCTATTGATTCATATCCTTCTCCACGAGCTATACGTTCTAAATTTTCTTTAGAAGTACCTTTTAGAACTCTACGAAAGAGAGCATCAACAAGAGCTTTTTTAACAGCAGCAGCCATATTCTTACCTATTCATATAAACTGGCAACAAATTTACTACCAGATGAAAGTTTTAATTTACCACCTCTCTTTTTCTTTACCTTTCCACCTTTTTTACGGGAAAGTTTTCCACCTGTTTTCTCTATAAAAAGCTGCTCATACTCACCTCTTTCTCTTTTTCGTTTCTTTTCATCTAGTGCTTTTTGTGCTCTTTCATCAGCCGTCATAGTTGTTGTTTCAGTTGGTTTAGGTGGTGTAGTTTCTATTACCCTTCTTCCTGTATAACCTTCAGGTGGTCCTATATCTGTTTTCTTTACTGCTGCTTTTCTTGGAACAGCTACTCCTCTCATAGAAACAGCACTTGTTGCACCTTCCCTTGCAGTTCTACCTTTATCTATTGCTGCTGCTGTTGCTTTTTGTAATCGTTTAATTCTACGTTTTCGTTTAGCTTGTTCTAAGTCTTTCTTACTCATTCCCATAGGATTAGGACTTTGAACATTTTTACGTTTTGGTGAATACTTTTTTCTTTTTGGAGTATAAGGAGAAGTACCTGTATGATCTGGATCGTCTATCCAATCTTCTCTCATACGATTAATTTCTTTTATGGTAGTTCCCTTACCAGTTTTCTTAGCATAACCACCAGTACGTCTACGAATTGTTTTTGAAGTATTAGTTCGACTAACCATTATTGTCCTCCTTGCATAACAGGATTAGGACCACCCACTGGATTACGTGGAGTCTCCATATCATCCTGCCTCATTCTACGAGCTTGATTTCTAAGTGCATCAATTGAATTTTGATAACTACTTTCCCATGCTGGTATAACTGTCCAGCTCTTTGTAAATTTTGCAGACTCTATCATACAAGCATTAAATAATGCATTGTAGGCAAACTCACTAAAGTAGTTAGATGTTGTTGCACTTGTTCCTGTTGCTGACGATAAAGGAATAGGTCTACGAGTATATTGTATTTCTCCTGCTACAGCAGAGGCAGGAGTTGGTACTATGTAAATAGATGTATTATTCTTACGTGCATAGTAACGTGGGGTGCCTACAGATGCACTGGCATAAGGCCAATAGTCTATGGCATATTCATATGTTCTTTGTAATAGAGTGGTAATATTAGAAGAAGCACTGGTTTTAAAATTTACATTCCTTACGACAAGTGTATCGGCAGGTAAACTTACTATTGGATTACTGGCAGTAAAGGAGAAAGTGGCAAAGTTATCCAGACCGGGATCATCCAGTTCTTTCACCAGACGATCTTCAGCTTTCTCTACAAACTTAGAGATTTGCTCCTCATATTCTGAAGAATCATTCTCTGCTGTATTAATTAGATCCGTTTTAAGGAATGCATAATTAGGCATGGGCTTATCCCAATATGGCAGTTACAGGTCCAGCATCAGGTGCAGATACAGTTACCTTACCATATA